CTAGTCATGGATCTCGATCTCCGTGAAGGGGCCGGGCCCGAAGGCCTGCGACATCTGGGCGACCGCCACCCGGAAGGGCGGCACCGCGCCGTCGGCGCTCTGCTGCGCGGCGGCGTAACTCCAGCCGGGCTCGGCAACCTCGGCCTCGCGCACCAGGTCCGTGCCCTTGTGCACGCGCACGACATAGCGCTCCGCGGCCTCGCCCAGCGGGACGTCGGGCCCGATCCAGCCGTCGCCGTCGATCCGCGTGCGCCGGATCCAGCTCAGACCCAGCGCGCCGCCCGCGTCCCGACTGGCGCGCAGATGCGCCGGAGCAAAGGGCCGGAGTCCAATCCCCTCGAACGCATGCTCGATCTCGACATAGGCCGGATCGTCATGCGGCCGGTCCGCCGGCCCCACCCTCCAGCGCCGGACAAGACCGCGGGCCGCCGAGGGCAGCTCGACCTGCTCCAGCGCGTCGTCCAGCAGCACCACGATGCTGCCCGCCGGCCAGACATCGGGCATGTCCGCCTCCGTACCCAGCTGCCCCCGCAGCCGCATCGAGAGCTCCCACACGCCCGGCGCGACCAGCTCGGCCGTGCGGAACTGCAGGATCTCCCATCCCGACGGGCTGCCATCCCCGATGGCCATGGCATTCGCCCCGGCCAGCAGCGCGGCCTCGCCGACCGATTGCAGGGCTGCGCCCGCGATCCTGACCGTCAAGGGGGCGCCGCGGTCCCAGCATCCCGGCCGGGCACGCGCGAGGGGCGACAGGGTCAGCCCCATCGCCGCGCGCGCCTCGAGCCTGCGGTTCAGGCGAAAGCCCTCGCCCGGCAGCGCATCGAAGACGGCCATGGTCCCCTCGGCCCCCGACCCGCACAGCGCCAGATGCGGCGCATGCGGCACCTCGGCGCCGGTCAGCAGCGGCAGGTCCAGAAACAGCGGCGGCAGGGATGTGTGGGGCACCTGCGGACGCTGCCGCGGCCGGTCGCCGGGCTGATGCGTGGGAACATAGACACCGGGCTCCACCCGCACCGCCGCGATCTCGAGGGCACCCGCCCCCTCCACCCGGTCGATGCGCCACAGCCGCCCGCCCTCGGGCCGCTCCAGCGCGAACACGTCGCCCGCCCCCAGCCGTGTCGACAGCGGCAGCGACAGCCGCAGCGTGTCCCGCGCCACCTGCGCCTCGGCCAGCCAGCGCTCGGCCACCCCCTGCGCCTCGGCGGCGGTCAGCACCAGCGGCAGCTCGGACTGCGACACCGTCACGCCCGGATCGTCGGCCCGCACGGCCTCCACGGCGCGGACGTCGAAATCGGCCTCGGCCTCCAGATGGACGATGCGCACGCGCCCCGCCACCTCCGGCTCGGCCGCCCGCGTCATCTGGATGTCGCCGCCGTCGCGCACCGCCACCGCCGCCTCGGACAGCGACGCCGCCGGCCGCGCCCCGCGCATGCGAAAGACGAGCCGCCCCTCGCGCTCTGCCGCCTCGAAGCCATAGGTCAGCATCAGCACCTGCAGCACCGCCCGCGCCGGATCGGTCGAGGCGACGCTGAGCCCCCGCACGACACCGTGCAGGCCCGAGGCATCCACCGCCTCCACCCCCGCGAGCCGGCAGATCTCGGCCACCACCGAGGCGAGCGGCTGCGCCGCGGTCCGCCCGGTGATCCAGTGCCCGCGCATCCAGTTTTCGCCGTCGCTCCAGACATCCAGCCGCGCCGGAAAGGCGGGAAAGGGCCGCGCATCCCAGGCCCAGACATGGGCCCGGCCCATGTCCACCATCGGCCCGCCATACTGCGGCGAGACCGGGTTGTTCGCCGGATCAGCCCAATGCGCGATCATCGCGCGATGGTACTGCTGCTGGATCGCATCGTCGCGCCAGCCGTTCGAGAACGGCGGCATGAACGATTCGGACGACTTCGGGTCGAGGAACAGGTTGGGCGCGTTCGTGCCCTTGTCGACCGCCGCACATCCGAGCTCGGTGAACCAGAACGGCTTGGACCGCGGCACCCAGGCGGTGGGGGCGGCACTGCGCACCCCGTTCACCCGCGGATGGTGCGGGTTCTCCCACCAGCCACGCAGATCCTTGGCCCGCCAGACCCAGGGCTCGCCATGGGCGCCGTCCTCGATGGGGCTGCGCAGCTGCGCCGCCCGGTCGGCGTCGCTGGCATAGTACCAGTCGAACAGCTCGCCCCCGGCGACATTGGCCCGCAGATACCCGAGGTCATGGATGGCGCCCCAGCCCGCATCGGCATGGGCCGCGCCATCGCGCCAGTCGGACAGCGGCATGTAGTTGTCGATGCCCACGAAATCGACATTCGGGTCGGCCCAGAACGGATCGAGGTGGAAATGCCGGTCGCCCTCGGGCGAGAGATAGCCGAAGTATTCCGACCAGTCCGCCGCATAGCTGATCTTCACCTCCGGGCCGAGGATCGCGCGGACATCGGCCGCGAGCGCGCGCAGCGCCTCGACCGCCGGAAAGCTGTCGCCCGCCCCGCGCAACTGGGTGAGCCCGCGCATCTCGGAACCGACACAGAAGGCGTCGATCCCGCCCGCGAGCTTGCTCAGCCAGGCGTAATGCAGGATGAACCGCCGATAGCCCCAGTCGTCGGGCGGGCCGGAATAGACGACCTGCCCGTCCGCCAGAGCGAAATCCTCGGGCTGCACCGCCCCGAAGAAGGCCGCCACCTCGGCATCGACCGCGGCCGTCCGGTCGGGGGTCCCGGGGCGTCCCGGCGCGACCGAGGCCGTGATCCGCCCCCGCCACGGCAGGACCGGCTGGCCGGTCTCACCGGTCCAGGGGTTCGGCAGCCCGTTGTCCTGAAGCTGCTCCATCAGCACGAAGGGATAGAAGACCGCCTTCTGTCCCGCCTCCTTCAGCGCCGCGATGGCCTGAAGCACTGCGGTATCCGAGGGGGTGCCGCCATAGACGACCCGCCCATCGAGGCGCGCGACCTCCTGCGCTGCGGCCCGCTCCACCCCGCACACCCGCCACGGGCGCCAGGGCGCATCGGCGATGTTCTCGACCTTCGGCCGCACCCGGCAGGCGCCGCAACGCAGATCGTCGCCGAACCACGACACCACCAGCAGGACCGACCCGCAGCGCGGCAGTTCCCGCGTCAGCTGCTCCAGCGCGAGGGTGAAGTCGGTGCGCCGGTCGAGGCCATGCGCATTCGCCGGAGCGGTGCTGGCCATCCCCACCTTCAGCGCATCGACGGCCCCGCCCCCCGAGAGATCCTCGAGGCCCTGCATCTGCTGGGCGCCCGGAACGATCTCGGTCATCAGCGAGAACTCGCCGGTACCGGGGATCATCGCGACTGCCCGGACCCCCTGCATCAGGTCCGGCACCTCGGCCCCGGCCGCCGAGCGCAGCACCTCGAAGGTGAACTGCGGCACGCGATTGCCAAAGGGCGTGAGGTCCAGATCCTCGATCACCACATAGGCGATGCCGCGATAGGCCGGGGTGTTCCCGGCGCCCTCCACGGCGGCGATCGCGGGGTCGGGCAGCTGGTCCTCGCTGCCCGGATAGACCCGAAGCCCCAGCGTCTCGGGGCTCAGCTCGGCCCCGTCCGCCCAGACCCGGCCGACGCCCACGATCTCGCCCTCGCACAGCGCAATGGCGAGGCTGACCGAATAGGAGTGCTCGACCACCTTCGGCCCGCCCTTGCCGCCCATGCGCCGGGTCCGGCGGTCCTCGACGAAGCGCGAGGCCCAGATCACCTGCCCGGCGACCCGGACGCGGCCCCAGACGCGCGCCACCGGCGCCCCCTCGCTGGCGCCGGTCAGCCGCAGCCGGTCCACGCGCCCCGTCTCGATCGCCGTGGAGCCCGCCCCCATCAGCCGCTGGTCGATGACCCGGCCCAGCGTGGCCCCCACCGCCCGGCCGATCACCGCCCCGGACATGCCCAGAACGGCGCCGCCAAAGCTCGCGCCGATGGCCCCGCCCACGGCGCCCAACAGGATCGTTGCCATCTTGGACTCACTCCATCTCGAATGCGGGGCCGGGCCGAGGGGCGGCCCCGTCCACCGGGGCCACCCCCGGCCGTGGCTGAAACGCAAACCGCGCGATGAGCCGGCGCCGCCACGGCGGGGTCAGCACGCTTTCGACCACGCCGTGGCCGGAGTAGGCATGGACAAAGCGCGGCACCGCCCCGCAGGCGGTCTGCATCCCCAGATGCCGCCCCGCCCCGCCCGGACGCAGCCGGAACAGGAGCACATCGCCCGGGGCCTCGTCCGTGACCGGGCGCGGCGTCAGATGGCGCCACAGGCCGGCCTCCAGCAGCCCCGGCGCCCCGCTCTCGGCCCAGTCGGCAGCATAGGCGGGCACCGCTGCGGGCTCCTTCCCATGGAGCTCGCGCCAGACCCCGCGCACAAGGCCGAGGCAATCCGCCCCCACGCCCCGGCACGAGGCCTGGTGCACATAGGGGGTGCCGACCCAGCCGAGCGCCCGTCGCGCCGCCTCGGCGCCTGCGTCCGGGCTCACCCCTTCAGGCTCCCGCCGTCGTTGGCCGCGCCGGACCTCGGCACCGCCATCAGCCAGTCCTCGCCCGGGACATGCGGAAAGCCGCGAAAGTTGAGGAGGTTGTCGAACCGCGTGCGACAGGTCTCCAGCCGCTTGTCGCAGCCAGCCACGAGGCGGACGAGGTCGCCGGGCCGCGGGTCGATCCCGAGCCGCTGCCACAGGACGATCTCGCGGCCATCGGCCCGCAGGCGATCGGCCTTGACCAGCCCCGACAGACCCGCCGCCGGACCGCCCAGAACCTCGAGCCGCCCCTTGTCGAACCACCCGGGCGCGGCCCCCGGCATCGGCGCAACGCGGAACCGCTCGCCGTCCGGCCCGACCTCGGCGAGCGCGACCTCCCGCATCAGCCCCGGCTGGCCCAGGTCCACGCCGCAGGCCGCATCGCCCAGGACCGCCGAGCATGGCGCCTGATAGACCCGCCCCTGCGGCCGGCTCAGCGGCTCGGCCAGCCCGCGCAGTTCGGCGCGAAAGGCGCCGCCCGCGCGCACGACCTCGCCCAGGCGACCCCGGAACCGCAGCTCCCGCTCGGAGACATCGGCCCAGTTGACCCACCACAGGCTCACCCGCGCATCGTCATAGCGCCCCGCCAGGATGTCGCGCTCGCTGATCGCGGCATCGCTCAGCGCGCCCACCGCCTCGGTGTTGTCGACCGAAAGCCCGGTGGTCTGCTCCAGCGCCTGCGCCGTCAGACCCGTGCTCGCCCGGAACACGACCCCGTCAAAGCTCAGGTCCCGGTCGTGGTCGGTGAAGCCCAGAACGACCCCGTCGCGCCGCTCCACCGTCCAGGCGCGCGCGACCGTCGTGGCGCCCGAGGCGAGATGTTCGGCAAGGCTCATGTGCGGATCTCCACCACCGGCACGCGCGGCACCTCGCCGGCGCGGAACGTCGCCATCGAGACCTGGATGCGGTCGGTATCGAACCGCACCGGCACGTCGAACTCGAACCCGGCCGTCACCGCCACGCCCACCGCCGGCGGCGTCGCAAGGCTCACCTCGCCGGTGGCGACATCGACACTCCAGCCCGCAGTCAGCTCGCTGCCCCCCACCGCCACCCGCACCGTGCCCGCCACCGGCTTGGCGATCGGCCGCAGATAGGTCTGCGCGCCCGACACATAGGCCTTGCAGAGGCCGAACACCTGCCGCACGCCATCGCCCACGCCCAGCGCCTGGTCCAATGGCCCCACCGGCTGCGATGGCGGGGCCGAGCGGAAATCGGCCCAGTCCTTCCAGCGAAAGCCATGCAGCTGCCCCGCCCGCGCCTCGAAGAACGCGATCAGCGTCTCCAGATCGTCGAGGCTGCGCAGCCCCATGCCGGCGTCATAGCGCCGCCGCGCATCGGCCCAGGGGGTGTTGCGCTCCTCGAACCCGTTGGCCAGCGTCACGATCTCGGTGCGCCGCTCGGGGCCCCCCAGCGCGCCGAAGCTCAGGCTGGCGGGAAATCTCACCTCGTGGAATGCCATGCGTCCTCACTGGTTCCTCTGCCCGCGCGACAGGATCCGCCCCAGCTCGGCGGCGATCTGCCCCTCCGAGCGGCGAAAGCCCTCCACATCGGGGGTGGAGACGTTGATCACCACATTGACCGGCCGCGCCCCGCCCGAGGCCTGAACCCCCAGCCGCCCGTCCGCCCCCCGCGCCAGCGGAAGGATCGCCTCGGGCCCGGCCTCGCCCATCAGCCCGGTGCGCCCGCCCCGCATCGGAAAGGTCACGGGCCCCGACACCACCCCGCCCTCGGCAAAGGGCATGATCGCCGAGGTAACCCCCTGCAGCCCCTGCGCGATGGCGCCGCCCAGGGCGCCCTGCACCGGCCGCATCGCGGTGGAATAGACCGCATCCACCATCGACCGCGACACCTGCCGCAGCGCCTCGGACAGCTTCAGCCCGTCGAAGACCACCCCGTCGAAGGCGCGCCTGAGCCCGGAGCCCACGCTGCGGCTCAGCCCGTCGACCTCGCGGCCGGTGAAGGCCATGGTCCGGCCCATCTGCCGCAGCTCGGCATCGAAGGCCGCGGTCGCCCCGCTGGCCCCGTCGAGGCTCGATTCCAGTGCCGCAACACGCGCCTCCAGATCCTCGAAGTCACTCATCCGCCGTTCCTTTCCCCGCATCCGGATAGCGCTGCATCAGCGCCTCCAGCCGCGCCCGCGCCAGCGGCCGCGTCCCCTCCGACCGGCCGAGCATCAGCAACAGCTCGGCCGGCGTCAGCGCCCAGAACTCCGCCGGCCGCAGCCCGAGGCCCCGGATGCCCGCCTGCATCAACGCCGCCCAGTCGAACCGCGCCGGCCCGCTCACAGCTCGCCCGGCATCGCAAAGGCCCGCGCCAGAAGCTGCGCGGCCACCCGCGCGGCCTCGACCGGGCCGCCGCGGACCTCGGCGGTGCGCAGATCCTCGGCCGAGCCCCGCCAGCCGCCGCCCCTGAGCCCCGCCACGATCAGCGCCAGCACATCGCGCGCCGAGTACCGCCCGCCCTCGAACCGCTCGACCAGCGCCACCAGGCTGTCCTCGCCCAGGCTCGCCTCCAGCTCGGCCAGCGCCCCCAGCGTCAGCTTCAGCACATGGCGCCGGCCGTCGAGCCACAGCGCCACCTCGCCGGCATGCGGGTTCGCCATCACAGCACCTCGAAGGCGAGCGGTCCGGCCGAGGCGAGGCTCAGCGAATAGGTCGCCTCGCCATTGTGGCTGCCGGCATACTCGACCGAAGCGATCTGGAACGCCCCCTCGATGACGCCGAAATCCGGGATCACCACCTGAAACCGCGGCACCTCGGCGGCGAAGAACGCCTGCCGCACCCGCGCATCGCTCGCGGCATCGCGAAAGACGCCCGAGCCCGACACCGCCGCGCTCTTGACCCCCGCACCGGCCAGCAGCTCGCGCCAGCCGCCCGCACTCTCGAGGCTGGTGACATCCACCGTCTCGGCGTTGAAGCTCAGCCGCGTCGCCCGCAGCCCGGCCACAGTGGCGAAGGCCCCCGCCCCGTCCATGTCCATCCTGATCAACAGATCCTTGCCGTTCTGGGCACCCATCGGCCGCTCTCCATGCTTTCGGTATCATCGGCGCCCCGCGGCCGGAGCGCCCCTTGCGCCCGCGTCAGTCCTCGACCCGGACGCGGAACACGAGCTCGATGCGGCGGACGCCGGTGCTGCGCACCCGCGTCGCCACCGCGCGCTGAAACCACAGCCCCACCACCCGACCGCGCCGCAACTCGGGAAGGGGCGCGCGCAGCATCGCCTCGGACACCGCGCCGGCCAGCTCCTTGGCCCGCTGGAACCCGGCCGCCGCACTCACCACCACGATGCGCAGCCGGTGCTCGGCCCCGGCCCCGCTGGCGTCCGAGCGGTCCTGCACCTCTTCGGGGCCGACCACAACGAAGGTGCCCGGCGGCGTGCCGGGCGGCACCGCGTCGAACACGGCATCGCCCGCCAGCGCCCGCACCTCCGGGGCGCCCGCGATCCGGGCATAGACCGCCGCCTGCAGCGGCGCGGCGAGGGCATAGGTCATGCCGGTTCCTCCTCCTCGCAGAAACAGGTCAGATAGGCCCCGCGCGTGTCGAATTCCGAGACGGCGAGGATGCGAAAGATCCGCTCGCCGTCGCGCAGCCGCTGATCGGCCCTGGGCCGCGACAGCGACCCGGGCAGCGTCGCGGGCACCACGATCCGGTACGCCACGCGCCCCATCGGCACGCCGGGCCCCTCGCGCTCGCGCCCTGCCCCGGCGCGGACCTCGGCCCAGAGCGTGCCCAGCGGCTCCCAGCGTTCGATCTGGCCGCCGGCGCCGTCGTCGTCGCCGATGTGCTGCTCCAGCACCAGTCGGCGCGTCAGCCTGGGGCCCCTCATCGCCGCCTCGCCGAGGTCGTGCGCACCAGCCGCCAGCGCTCGATCAGCGCCATCACGCCAAAGGGCATCACCCCCCGGCCCGACGGTGCGTCCGAGGCGTGCCGGTTCTCGTGATACTCGGCCGCCAGCAGCATCACCGCTTGGGCGAGATCGGGCGGAACGTCGCGCCAGTGCGCACCGAAGCCGGCCTCGAACACCACCTCCACCGCCCCGCCCGTGGGCACGGTCGGCAGCATCCAGCCCGCCGGACACAGCCGGGGCGCGTGCATGTCGGGCTCCAGCCGCCACGACGCGGGCTCCAGAACCGTCTCGCCCCCGTCGCGCCCGATCAGCACCACCGAGGTCACCGCCGTCACCGGCGCCAGCGGCAGCACCTCGCCACAGGGATCGCGCCACTGCGACAGCCGCAGCCGGAAGCTGCGCGCGATGAGCGCCTTGCCGATCCGCGCCTCGATGGCCTGGATCGCGGCCCGCAGATAGGCCAGAACCAGCCCGTCCTGCCCGCCGTCGTCGGAAAACCCGACGCCCAGACGCAGATGCGCCTTGCAGGCGTCGAGCGGCAGCGCCGCATCGGGAAGGCGGTCGACTTCCGTCAGAATCATCGGGGTCTCCCCGCTTCAAGGGCAATCGAAGACACCCGCCGCGCCCGTCCTGTCAGGACGCGGCGGGCCTGCGACCCGTCGGGACCGGATCAGCTCGTGCCGAACTTCAAGAGCTTGATCGCCTTGAAGTCGCTGACATCGCCGCCCACGCGCTTGGTGGCGTAGAACAGCACATGCGGCTTGGCCGAGAACGGATCGCGCAGCACCCTGAGGTCGGGACGCTCGGCGATGGTGTAGCCCGCGCGGAAGTCGCCGAAGGCGATGGAGAAGCTGTTGGTGGCGATGTCGGGCATGTCCTCGGCCACCAGCACCGGATAGCCCATCAGCCGCGCCGGCTCGCCCGCGGCCAGCCCGTCCGACCACAGGAACCGCCCGTCGCCGTCCTTCATCTTGCGCACGGTGCCGGCGGTCTTCGAGTTCATCACGAACACCGCCCCGGCGCGATAGGGCGCGTCCAGCGCATAGACCAGATCGACGATCCGGTCGGCCGGGTTGCTCGCCGCAAAGGCCCCGTTCGCGCCGGTGAAGACATAGCCGAGGCTGTTCCACGCCCAGGACGTGTTCACCACCTTGGTGTGCGCGAGAAAGCCCTTCGGCGTGCCGGTGCCGGTGCCGTTGACGAAGGCCGCCGCCTCGGCGCGGGCAAAGCGCTCGGCGATGCGCGCGGCCAGCCAGCTCTCGATGTCGAAGGCGCTGTCGTCCAGCAGCCGCTGGCTCGCCTTCGGCATCGCCGACAGCTCGTGCAGCGGGATCGAGATGCGGTCGATCAGCGGCGTCGTCGTCTCGGCCACCACGCTGGCCTCGGTCGCCCAGCCGCTGCCGAGCTCGCTGTGGTCCACCAGCACGTCATAGGATGTGGCCTCGACATGGACCACATTGGCAATGGCCCGGATCGAGGAGCTGGCGTGCAGCACGCCCCGGATGCTCTCCGAGGTTTCCGGGTCCACCAGAAAGCCGCCCTCGGCATTGGTGAGCGTGCTCAGCCCCTTGCCCTCCAGGACGAGGCCGCGCAGGCCCTCGTCCTCGCCCGTCCGCAGATAGGCGGCAAAGGCCTTGCGATGCAGCGGCTCGGCCTCATGGCCGGTCGAAAGCACGGGGCGCGCCACCCCGGCGGCGGAAAGCCGCGCGTGTTTGCGGTCAAGCATGGTCAGTCGCTCTTCCTGTTGTTGCAACCTGGTCCTGAGCTCGGCGTGCACCGCCGCGAACTCGGTGAGAAATCCGGTCAGCGCGGCCTTCACCTCCGCCACCGGATGCTGTGCGGCCGTCGGTGCCCGACCCGCCGCCATCGCCTCGGTCTCGCTCATGTCGTCGTCCCGTCCTCCGCTTGCTCGGAATTGCCCGCCGCACCCTCGGCGCCCGACAACAGACGCCGCGCCGCCGCCAGCGCCTCGGCCAGCTCGCGCAGCGCCTCGCTGCTCTCGGCGGCGTCGGACTTCGAGCCGACCCGCGCCTCGGCCTGCATCGGGAAGGTCACCAGCGACACCTCCCACAGCTCCAGCGCGATCAGCTTGCGCCCGCCATGGCCGTCGCGCTCGGCCTTGACCGTGCGATAGCCGATCGACAGCCCGTCGATTGCCCCGGCCGCGATCAGCGCCAGCGCCTCGCGCCCCTTCGCCACCTCGGGCAGGATGCGCCCGCGCACCCACAGGCCGCGCTCGTCCTCGCGCACCTCCTCCCACACCCCGATGGGCCGCGTGGGATCGTGCTGCCACAGCATCTTCACCCGCCGCCCCTCGGAGGCGAGCCGCGCCAGCGAGGCCGCATAGGCCCCCGGCACCACCGTGTCGCCGCCGCTGTCCCGCCGCCCGAACACCGAGGCATAGCCCGCCACGGCGCTTCCGTCGGTGACCACAAGCCCGGTCTCGGGCCGATGGAACTTGCGTTCCAGCCCCTGAATCTCCGTCATCGCTCGCCTTTCTCCGATGTCCCGGCCCTCGTGGCGGCCAACCCGGGCCGACAGCCCCTCGGCCGCCCCCCGGGCGCTGTCTCCGCCACCATGCCCCGCCCCTAGAGCGCGACGACCGGCACCAGCGACACCGCCGCCTGCGCCAGGACCGCCGCCACCACGCCATAGACCGTCAGCCACAGCCGCCGCTCCAGCCGCTCCAGCGCCTGCTCGATCCGGACCAGCCGGAACTCCAGCGTCGACCAGCGCACGCTGCACACCCGCTCGTTGGCGTCGATCCGGGCATGGGCGGCGTCGAACGGCTCCAGCCCGCCGCGCAGGCTCGCCTGCGACCGGCCCCGGATCATGGCTCGTCTGCCAGTCTCGGCAGCCCGAGCAAGGCGCGTTTCTCCGCATCCGTCAGGAAGGACGCATCGCCCACCCGGCGCCACTGCTGGTCGCGCTCCTCGGCCAGCGCCGGCACCTGGTCGAGGTCGGGCTTCAGCTCCACCGCCTCGCCGGAAAAGCCCGACAGCCAATGCGCCACCGCCGCCGTGACCCGCGTCGCCAGCGGCACCACCGTGGTCCGATAGAAGCCCCGGTTCGCCTCCTGATAATTGGCAAAGGTCGCCTCGCCCGGGATCCCCAGCAGCATCGGCGGCACCCCGAAGGCCATCGCGATCTCGCGCGCCGCGGCCTCCTTGGTCTTCTGGAACTCCATGTCCGAGGGCGAAAAGCCCATCGGCTTCCAGTCGAGGCCCCCCTCCAGCAGCATCGGCCGCCCGGCGTTGCGCGCGCCCTGGTGGTTGGTCTCGATCTCGCTGACCAGCCGGTCGTACTGGTCGCTGGAAAGCCCGCCCTGCCCGTCGGCGCCGCGATAGACGATGGCGCCCGACGGCCGCGCGGCGTTGTCGAGCAGAGCCTTGGACCAGCGCGAGGCGGCCGTGTGCACCTCCAGCGCGGTCGCAGCCGCCTCCAGCGGCGACAGGCCGTAATGATCGTCCAGCGGGTGATAGCCGCGCAGATGGCACACCGGCTGCCAGCCGCCCGTCATGTCGAAGCGGTGCCGGCGGTTGCCCACGGCGTATTCATAGGCCGCCGGCCAGCCGTCCGGGCCGGGCAGCACCCGCATCCGGTCCGAGCGCAGCACATGCAGCTCCACCGGCAGCGGCGCGCCGGTCTCCTCGTCCGCCACCGCCTCGACATAGGCGTTGCCCGACAGCAGGAGCTGCGCATAGAGCGCCTCGAAGAAATCGGCCTTGCCCTGCGCCGGGTTGGGCTGACGGATCAGCCGCAGCACCGGATGCGTCTCGTAGCGGCGCTCGCAATCCTGCAACACCAGCGGCAGCGCGGCCGCGGCCTCGGCGATCAGCTTGACCGCGCGGAACCCCACCGGATTGCCCTGAAACCCCGTCCGCACCAGCGACCGTGCGTCCCGCGCGCCCCAGACGGGCTGCAGCCCCTGCTGCGCGACGCCGGCCCAGGGCGTGATCCGCCCCGCCATCAGCGGCCCCACCGCCGAGGCCTTGGCCTCGGGGATGCCGCCCTTGCGCCGAAAGATGCCCAACACCATCCGTTCGCTCTCCCTTCTCCGGCCCCGGCCGGGCCACCGTCCTGCCGCAGGCCCGCAGAGGGCGCCGGAAAGGCGCCCCGCCGATGCCCCGCACCGCCTGTCGTGATGTCCGGCGCCTCAGAGCGGGCGCACCCGCGGCCTGCGCCACTGTGCCATGGGCAGGACCATCAGCTCGGTCAGCGCCCAGACCAGCGCATCCACCCGGTCGGGACTGCCCCGGCCGGAAAACCCCTGCGGCGTCATCAGCACCATCTGGTCCTCCAGCGCGCCGAGGCCCCGCAGATGCCGGATGCGCCCCTGTTCATAGAGTGCCGCCACCGGCTCGGCCCGCGCGGCCTTGCCCCGGCTCGCCCGTACCGCGCGGAACGCCACCATCGGGTCGACCTGGCGCACCACCTGCTCGACCAGATCGCCGCCCTGGTTGACCTCGGCCACCAGCCGGTCGGCGCCATGCCGCTCCATCGCCGCCACCGCCGCGCGCGCCCAGTCGAGCGGCGAGGCCGCCGCGACGCTCGCATCCTCCAGCACATAGGCGCGCCAGTCGGTGGGCGGGCCGCGGGTGACCACCCCGGCCACGACGATCCCGCAGGCGTCCGAGCCCGCGTGCCCCGTCACCGGCGGGTCCACCGCCACCACCACCCGGTCGAGCTCGGGCGCGGCATCGACCCGCGCCGCCTCCAGCGCGGCGGTGGTCCACAGCGCGCCCTCCGCGTCCTCCAGCATCAGCCCCTCGAGCTCCTGCCGCCCGAGCCGCGTGCCGCCGTAGCGCGCCTCCATCTCCGCCATGAACGACCGCGCGAGCCACGCGCGGTTCGCCTCCGTCGCCGCATGCGTCAGCACCGTCGAGGGGTTGGCCAGCAAGGCCTTCAGCACCGGCACGTTGCGCGGCGTCGTCGTCACCACCTGGCGCGGGCTGTCGCCGGCGCGCAGCGCGAACTGGAGCATGTCCCAGGCCTCGGCGCCGCGCTTCCACTTGCCCAGCTCGTCCACCCAGGCGGCGTCGAACTGTGGCCCGCGCAGGTTCTCGGGCTCCGAGGCCGAGAACGCCTGCGCCACCGCCCCGTTCGGCCAGACCAGCCGGCGCCGCGTCGCCTCCCAGTGCGGGCGGCGGTCGGGCGGCGAACAGGCGATGACGCCCGAGGGGCCCATCACCATCACCTCCATCACCTGGTCGAAGGTCTCGCCCACCAGCGCCACATGCCGCGCCCGGCCCGAATCGGCCGGGCGCGGCCCCTCGACCTGGGCGCGCACCCACTCGGCGCCGGCGCGGGTCTTGCCCGCACCCCGGCCGCCCAGACACACCCAGCTGCGCCACTCTCCCTCGGGCGGCAGCTGATGCGGGAGCGCCCAGACCTCGAACAGCCAGGGCAGCGCGACCAGCGCGTTATCGCTCAGGCGCCGGAGCAGCGCCGTCACCTTCGAGGGTGGCGCGGAGGCGAGCAAGACGCCGCCCGACCTCAGCGCGCGCCGCGTCGAGGTCGAGGACATTCTCGCCATCCGCCTGGCCCTCCTCCCGCCGCAGCCGCTCGGCCTGCTGCCGTTCGTGGATCGCGGCGCCCAGCGCCCGCCGCAGGGCCGCCTGTTCGCGCACCAGCTCGTCGAGCCGCCCGAACCTGCCCGCCTTGACCTCGTCCATCAGCACCCGGACCGCCTCGGCGGTCTCGGCCAGCAATGCCACCGTCGCCCCCACCGGGTCGGTCCCCGGGGGATCCTGCCCATCCGGGCGTCCCTGCTCGCTCATCCGGTGAAAACACCCTCCTGCGGCCCACCCCGCGCGGCACGCGGCAGATCCCGGCCCGCGCGCCCGCTGCACCCGCGCAGCGAAAAGCGGCCTCGGGGTCGCCCCCGGGCCGCTTGCCCACCTCTTCCAGCTTGCCCGGAGATATACCTCAGGGCGTGCGGAGAGTCAATCACTATCGTCAGGGTTGCGCAAAATCACTGGCTGCGCCGCTCGGCCTCGATCTGGCGCCAGCGGGCGACGTTGCGATTGTGATCGGCGAGGTTGGTCGCGAAGGCATGCCCCCCGGTGCCGTCGGCCACGAAATAGAGATACGGCGTGTCGTCCGGATCCAGCGCGGCGGCGATGCTCGCCCGGCCCGGGTTGGCGATGGGCGTCGGCGGCAGCCCGTCGATGCGATAGGTGTTCCACGGCGTGAACCCGTCCAGCTCGCTGCGCCTGAGGCCCCGGCCCAGCGTGCCCCGCCCCTGGGTGATGCCATAGATCACCGTCGGGTCGGTCTGCAGCCGCATCGGCACCCTCAGCCGGTTGACGAAGACGCTGGCGACCTGCCGGCGCTCCTCGGGCACGCTGGTCTCCTTCTCGATGATCGAGGCGAGGATCAGCGCCTCCTCCGGCGTCGAGATCGGCAGGCCCTCGGCCCGCGCCGCCCAGAGATCGGCCAGGATGCGCTCCTGCCGCGCCTGCATCTGCGCCACCAGCGCGGCCCGGTCGGCGCCCCGCGGAACGTCGTAACTGTCGGGCGCCAGCATCCCCTCGGGCGGCAGCCCGGCAATCTCGCCGCTCAGGAAATCGGCGCGCGTCAGCGCCTCGACCACCTGCCACACCGTGGTGCCCTCCACCACCGTCACCCGGAACCGCGTGTCGGGCTGGGCGGCCAGCGTCAGATACTCCTCGGGCGGCTCGGTATCCCAGTCGAACGAGACCACCTCGACAAAGCGGCCGGTCGCCGGGTCGAGGTCGCGCACCACCGTGTCGGCCCGCGCCACGCCGATGCGCAACAGCACCTCGGTGCCGCAGGTGCTGGCGCCGCCCCGGGTGACGATGTCCAGGATCTCGTCCATCGACGCCCCCGGCGGCACCAGATAGGAGCCGAACCGCAGCGCATTCGCCCGCTCGGTATAGTTGGCGCCGACGCGAAACAGCGTCCCGCTGGAGACCGCGCCCTCCGCCTCGAGCTGGCGCGAGACGGCCGCGAGGCTGGCACCCCGCTCCACCCGCAGACACATCGCCTGATCCAGAGGCCCCTCGGCAAAGAAACTGTGCTTGCCCCAGCTGATCACGCCCGCCAGCACGGCCAGCGCCACGATCAGCAGGGTCATCGCATTGGCGGCGATATGGCGCCCCAT